AAGAGTTGGTATGGGAAGAAAAGTTTCAAAAGTATAAGATATATGGCAACTCAAAAATTTATGGGTAGCAATCAATTAATAGACAGACTAGCAGCGCAAGTTGGTAGTAAAGGAACTGCTATAGCAATTTTAATAAAAAGAGGTCATCTAAAAGCAGATGGAAAAACATTTACTGCTGAAGGGCTAAAAAGAAATTCAATGACTGCATCTGAGAGAGCAAAAGACAGGGCGGCTAAAAGAACAGGGAAATCAGTAAATGATTTCAAATACAATCCAAAAACAAATTCTGTAAAAAGTATAAGATAATTTTATATCTTTGTAAAAAAATAAATTATGGCAATTATACCGCTTAATCAAAAATTCCACACTATAGAAAATAGTGTTGTAACTAAAGAAAGAGGGTCGTCTTTAGTCAATTCTCAAAAAGAAATTTACGTTACCCAAGATATTATTGACACTGTAAGTGCTTCTATTATTGGATTGGGAGGAACTCAATATGTATTTGTAAAAGCAGATGGTACAGACTTACAAAATGCAGCAGAGCTACAAGCAGCTTATGTTACTGCTCAGGGCATGTCTCCAAGTATAACAAATAGAATTACTGTAATTGCTGCACCCGGCAATTATGATTTTAGCACTGCTAATTTTGAAATGGATACCCAATACATTGACTTAGTTTCATTAGATGGAAATAGGAGCATAGTATTTAACGGCTTAAATACAATAGAGATAACTGCAAATGATGTATTTGTAAGAGGTGTAGATGTTGGAACATTAAACTTTACTATAGCAACTTCATTAAATTTATTAAAAGTTGAAAATTGCAGAGGTGGAAATAATTCATTTGTTAGTGGTGATATAGCAAGTGGCACATTTACAAATTGCACAGGTGGAGATGATTCATTTGGTGGTCAAGGCACAGCAAGTGGCGTTTTTAATAGTTGCATAGGTGGTGATTATTCATTTGGTGGTGGTAATTGGGCAAGTGGCGTTTTTAATAGTTGCACAGGTGGAGATTTTTCATTTGGTGGTGGTGGCACAGCAAGTGGCGTTTTTAATAGTTGCATAGGTGGATATGGGTCATTTGGTGGTGATGGTGGCACACTTGATGGCTTTTTATATTATTGCAGGTTAACATCAGGAGGTACATTTGAAACAGTATCCGGTGGTGGTAGAACTGTATTATGTATAGATGGAGGTAATAATATAATTAATCAATAACACATATAAGTTATATTTTAAATACATAGCCACTTATAGAGTGGCTTTTTTTTGTTATCTAAAATAATTTTATATCTTTGTAAAAATAAAATCAAATGGGAAAGACTAAAGGAATGGGTGATGTTATTGAAAAGATAACAACAGCAACAGGAATTAAAAAAGTAGTAGATACTGTTTCAAAAGTAACAGGTAAAGATTGTGGATGTGCTAAAAGAAAAGAAGCATTAAATAATCCTAACCTCCTTGTAAATAAAATGTTTAACAATAAAAAATAAAAAAATGAAAAAAGTAGCTAAGGTAACAAAGAAGACAGCTTTTGATATTAAGGAAGCGAGCAATCAAAAATTAACGGCAAGTGCAAGAAACAACTATGCGAAAAACGCACAGGCGGCTATGAAAAATACTAAAAAAAAATAAGCTATGCCAAATTTAAAACTTCAGGTAAGTAGAGCATTAAAGGTTATACCTTCAGCGAATACGAATATCCCAATGCCTAATGTTATTGTATCTAGTACAGCAACAGCTACTACTGCAAATAAACTTGTAGACTCAACAAAGAATTTTTCTAGTAGTGGAGTAAATCCATTAAATATTCAAGTTGGAGACATTGTATATAACACTTCAGTGGCAGGAGCAGCAATGGTTACAAATGTAGACAGTGCTACGAATTTAACTCTAAATGCAAATATAATGGGCTTAACAAATGCTTACACATTATATTCAGGTACAAATACCACCGGATCAGTTGAGCCATGTGTGTTATACATTGGTGTAGGAGGTGACCTTAACGTCACTACTGCAGGAGGTGATGTTGTAAATTTTGTTGGAGTATCTGCAGGTACTTTTTTACCTGTACAAGTAATAAAAGTAAATTCAGCTTCAGCCGCAGATATTATAGCCCTTTGGTAAATGATACAGATAGGTATAAATATAGCGGTAAAAGGGGGAGGGACAGCTATACCACCTGCACCTGTTAATTCTAGCCCACCTGTAATCTCCGGTACTACTACACTAGGTAGTGTGCTTACTACTACAGATGGCACATGGACCAACTCACCTACTAGCTTTTCATATCAATGGAAGAGGGGAGCTACTAATATAGGAACTAATACAAATACTTATACATTAGTTGTAGCTGATTCAGGTGCTGCAATTACTTGCGTGGTAACAGCTACAAATGCTGCCGGCTCATCAGCACCTGCTACAAGTAATACAATCACAGCGCAAATATACTCATCACCTAACTGTACATCTCCACCTATTATAAGTGGTAATACTATACTAGTAGGCAGTGTGCTTACTACAACTGATGGCACATGGACAGGAAATCCTACACCAACTTATGATTATCAATGGAAGAGAGGAGCTACTAACATAGGCACTAATTCACCTAATTATACAACAGTTTTTGCAGACGCTAATACTTCAATTACTTGCGTAGTAACAGCTACAAATGCAGTAAATTCAGTATCTATTACATCATTTAATACACTCGTAATGGGTACTTATTGGCCTGCTAATATTACACTTCCTGTTATCTCAGGTACTACAGTTGTAGGCAGTGTACTCACTACTACAGATGGTACATGGACTAATAGTCCTACTAGCTTTACTTATAAATGGTTTAGAAACAGTGTTCTTATATCAGGTGCTACATCAATTAATTATACATTAGTACAAGCTGATGCAGGAACTTCTATTAAAGTTTTGGTTGGGGCTACTAATGTAGCAGGCAACGGAGGCATTTTTAGCAGTTCCTCATATATTTATGACTTAGATGCACAGAACTTTATTACTACTGCTGCAATAACTAATATTAGTGAAAAAACAGCTATTAATAATTTAGTAATAGGATTAAAGTCAGATAGTTTATGGACATCAATGTTAGCTATCTATCCATTTGTAGGTGGGACTTCTACAAGTTGTAAATATAATTTAAAGAATACCGCAACATTTGAATTAGTGTTTGGTGGCTCTTGGATTCCTGCAAGTTTTACAAGTTTTGGAATACAACCAAATGGAACAGATACATATGCAAATACGAATTTCACACCAAGTACAAGTGGTTGGGCATCAGGCAATAGTTCAATTTCAGCTTATTCAAGGACTAATAATATTATGGCAAGTGGAGTAATTTATGGTGTAAGAAGTGGCGCCACATCTAATAATTACCCTGTTTTAAATGTATCTTCTACATCTAGCTTTCATAATAGTAGCGTTAGTAATTCACCAAGTCCATTGCCAACAAGTACAGCTTGTAACTTTATTTCAAGTAGAATAAGTACAACCAATGTAATAATGGCTATAAATGGAACTGCGACAAGTCCTGCAAGCTTAGAAGGTAGTTTAGCCTCTGTGCCAATATATTTAGCAGCTAGGCGTAACAGTGGAGCTACTGACCTTTACTCTACTAGACAATTAGCATTTGCTCACATTGGCACAGGATTAACAGCAGTACAGTGTGCTTCACTATACACTAGAATACAAGCATTTCAAACAACTTTAGGTAGACAGGTATGATAAAAGTAGCAATTTTAACGGAAGAACAAAAAGACTTATTAGTAGGTCAAGAATTTATGGTTGATGTATATTTTAACCCTATACAAGACCTAAATAATAATTGGGTTATTTTAAACGATACAATAGAACATTGTATTTATGAAAAATTTAATTGGCTTAAAGACTTAGAGATTATACCATACGAGCCTAAAAAAATAGAACTAGATGAAATCTAATTATTTAGCAAGTCTTTATTTTATATCGGGTTATATAACCTCGTTATTTATGATGTACCAAGGTAAAGAATACTACGTTGTTTTTGGTGGTGTAACATTATTTTTTTATTTAACATTCAGTATTACTGAAGCTCTTGAAGACTTAAACTTATGAAAGCACAACTATCTTTATTAATACTATCTATACAATCAGAACTATTGACACTTATCTCTATATGCTTTGCATTCTTTTTACCAATAAGTGGTATTTTAATAATGATAGGAGTACTAATTATCATTGATACTTTTACAGGTATTTGGAAAGCTAATAAGTTAAAAGAAAAAATAAGTAGTAGAAAGTTATCAGCTATTATAAGTAAGTTAGCACTCTATGAAGTTACGGTTATAATGTTCTTTCTTATTGATAGATTTATTCTTAATGACATCATTCTAACATTCTTTAGCGTGCCATTTATGCTTACTAAAGTAGTGGCATTAGTATTGGCGAGTATTGAGGTAATGTCTATCAATGAGAACTACAAAGTAGTAAAAGGGATAGACTTATGGCAGTCAATGAAGCTATTATTTGCAAGAGCAAAGGACATCAAAGACGATATAAATAAAATCAAATGACAACGCAACAGATAACAAAAAAATACGGTACAGCTAATGTAACAGGTGCAGGCTACTTAGTAAAAATTAAGCTACCTTATCCAATGCGTATTGCTTGGGACTTAGACAGCTCGGTTAATACCATGATGTGCCATAAGTTAGTGGCTGATAATTTCACAGCTGTATTCAATGAACTACTCACTACATATGGGTACGATAAGATTAAGGAGTTAGGGATAGATTTATTCGGTGGATGCTTCAACTATAGAAAGATGAGGGGAGGTAATGCTTTGTCTATGCATTCATGGGGGATAGCAATAGACTTAGATCCTGCTAGAAACTTACTCAAAGAATCATCTAAAACTGCAAGATTTGCAAGACCTGAATATAAGCAGATGATAGATATTTTCTATAAGCATGGCTTTATATCTTTGGGTCGTGAAAAGAATTTTGATTGGATGCATTTTGAAATAAAAGAGTAATGGCTAAGATAAAATTAGAAATAACAAAAAAGGTTAAGCCTAAAGTTAAGCGTACAAACGTACACGCAAAAAGTAAAACTTCTAAATTAAAGTCAAGTAAAAATTACAAGAAAACTTATTCAAGACAAGGGAAATGAGAAATTTTTTAGCAGGCACAAAGACAGGAAAGTCAAAGACAGCAAAGTATTATCAAGAACATCCTGAAGCAAGAAAAAAAAAGGTGAAGTATGATATGAAGTATCATGACACTGAAGAGCGTAGGAAATACCGAAGAGACTTAGAGCGTACTAATAGAAAAAATGGTACAAGTGGCAACCACGATGGTATCGACAATGCGCATGTTTCTAAAAACAAAACAGTACCTCAATCGCAAGCTAAGAACAGAAGTGATAAATCAAATAATTTCTTTAAAAAATAAAACATGTTTAGAGTATTATTATTATTATTTGTGTTGTATGGTTGCTCTGCGCAATATCATTTAAACAAAGCCATTAAGAAAGGCTATACCTGTGAGCAAACAGGAGATACTATAAGGATAATGACGTTAGATTCCATTCCTGTTATCATAAATGATACAATAGTGTGGGAAAAATTCATCACTACTAAGGACACAATTATTAAATATAATACCGTTTATGTTCCTAAGACTAGGCAGGAGAAAAGAATAGAGTACAAGTTAAAGATTAAGACTATATATAAAGACAGAATAGTTGAGAAGGCTCAATCTAAGGCAGAAGGTAAAAAAAATCAACCAAAAAGAAATTTATTTTGGATTGGAGTTTTAGTAGGAGTATTAATTTCATTGCTTTGGAAAATATTTATTAAAAAAGTATTACATTTGTAACTAACTTAAATTAAATAAAATGAAAGACAATAATATTCAAGACATTATTTTTGCAACAGAAGAAGAATTAAAGAACATTAGAGAAATGAACTCTGATTTTTCTAAGGCAAAAATGAATCTCGGTGATTTAGAATTACAGAAGCAAAGCTTAATAAAATACATAGATAGTATTAAGGATGTGTTCTCAAAGCACGAAAAGATACTAATGGAAAAATACGGTGAAGATGCTGTAATAAATATTGAGACAGGAGAAATAACAAAAAAACAATAAAGCAAAATGGGAAAAATAAGTACATATTCAGTTTTATCAACACCTACAGTAAACGATAAGTTAATTGGTACTGATGTAACCACAAATAATGAAACAAAAAATTTCTTAGTTAGTGATTTATTGGCTTTAGGTGAGGGAAATGTAGGAAAACTTTTAGGTGGCGGAATAGTTGTAGCAGAATGGAATGAGAATGGAGTTAAAAAAGCACTTATAGCAAGTTTAACTAATTTATCTATAGGTTTGCCTTGGTCAACAATAACAAGTACTTTAATAGGTCCTTCGGCACAAAGTTTTTCAAATGGTTCAACAAATACTGATGCTATTATAGCACAAACATTAGCTCCCGCTGCTAATACATATGCTGCAGGAATTGCAAGACTTTTTCCCGATGGTGGTTATAGTGATTGGTATTTACCTTCCTCTTGGGAATTAAGTATGTGTTATAATTCGGCAGTTATTGTTAATAGAGTTTTAGGTCCAATAAATGGATTTTTAATTACTAACAACTATTGGAGTTCTACGGAGGTCAATAGCACCAATGCGTGGGAGATGCTATTTCCCGGTAATTCCGCAGGCAACAGCGGTAAGAACTACCTCGCCAATGTGCGTGCTGTTCGTATTCATAATATTTAGAACATGGAAATAAGAAAAATTTCTGTTGGACCTGACTATAAAGGAGGTGCAATGCATTATATCGTAGGACAAAAAGTTTTAGGTGACACATATGAAATACATTTAATTAAACTTGAAGACTTTACTCAATCTATAAAAATATTCATCATAAACGAATTAAATGAGATTCTTTTATGGAAAGAATTTACACAGACTATTCCAATCTCTATTGAATACAATATATTTTATTAATGAAATCCCCATTTTATTTTATTGTTGAATCTTTAATAAATAAGAGGTACAACAATACAAAAACCATTAGTGGATTAGAAGTTATTACAAGTACATCTGAAGAAGACTATATATCTTCAAATAGATTTGCTAAGGTAATAGAAGTCCCATTAGGTTACAAAGGCCCAATATCTTCAGGCGACATATTGCTTGTTCATCATAATGTATTCAAGTACTATTATGACATGAAGGGAAATCAAAAGAGTGGTAAGAGTTTTTTTAAAGACGACAAGTTCTTCATTGAACCCGACCAATTCTATATGTACAAAAAAGATGATGTATGGTATTCTTACGATAAGTATTGTTTTGTTAAGCCAATAGATGCTATTGACTCTTATATAAAGAAACCATTTAGTGATGAGCCTTTAATGGGTGAGATGTTATATCCAAATGATTATTTAATTAGTAAAGGAATAAACAAGGGTGATATAGTATGCTTTTCACCCGACAGCGAATATGAGTTTACTGTTGACGATGTAAAAATGTACAGAATAATAGACAATCAAATAACAATGAAATTAAATTAATGGACACAAAAGAAATAAAGCTAAAAATTATTGCAGCAGGTCATAAGGCGGTTGAGCAGTTAATAAAAGTCGCAGAAGAAAATATTATTAAAAAAGATTCTGATGATGAGTTGGCTGCAGATAGATTAAAGAATGCTGCTATGACAAAAAAGTTAGCAATATTTGATGCTTTTGAGATACTAAATAGAATAGAACAAGAAAGAGAAGGTCTTGAGCATTTAGAAAAGGGAATAAGTAAAACAGATACTAAACAAGGGTTTGCAGAAAGACGGTCAAAATAACTTATATAGTATACAAAAAGATTTTGTATCACCATCTATACTGTCCAATAAAAATAGGGCAAGGTCTTGGATATATGGCTATGATGACAAGTACGACATAGTTGTTATATCTAAAAATGGACAGGTAGGTCAAATAGTAAATATATCAGGGTTAAATATAGGACTCCCTCCTGTTCCCGAGAAGGTATACAAAAGAAGCGATAAAAAATCTGAACAGTATTGGCAGAGAGAAGACTTACCAAGAGAGCTGTCAAAGATACAATCAATTTTCCAATGGAATGAAATGCCGTCACAATTTAAAGATAGATTGGTAGACTACATTGAGAATGAATTTGATTACAGAGAGCGTGGCTTTTGGTTTATGAACAATGGAGAGCCGACATACATTACAGGCTCTCATTACATGTACTTACAATGGGCAAGTATTGACGTTGGATACCCTGACTTTAGAGAAGCTAATAGAATATATTGGATTTATTGGGAAGCATGTCGTGCTGACAATAGGTCGTTTGGAATGATATACTTAAAGATAAGACGTTCAGGATTTTCTTTTATGGCATCTTCTGAATGTATAAATGTTGGTACTCTTGCAAGAGATTCAAGGGTTGGAATACTATCTAAAACAGGAGCGGATGCTAAAAAGATGTTTACAGACAAAGTTGTTCCAATTAACAGTAGACTTCCATTTTTCTTTAAGCCTATTATGGATGGTATGGACAAACCTAAAACTGAGTTGTCTTTCCGTATACCTGCATCAAAGATTACAAAAAAGAACATGTATAATTCTGAGCAAGATAGCATTGAAGGGTTAGATACATCAATAGATTGGAAGAATACAGAAGACAACTCTTATGACGGAGAAAAGCTATTGTTCTTGGCTCATGACGAGAGTGGAAAATGGCTGCGACCAAATAACATTAAAGAAAATTGGCGAGTAACTAAAACTTGCCTTAGATTGGGTTCTAAGATTATTGGTAAGTGCATGATGGGTTCAACCTCAAATGCTTTGTCAAAGGGTGGTAGTAACTTTAAAGACATCTATGAAGATTCTTCGGTGCTACATAGAAATGCAAACGGGCAAACTAAAAGTGGACTGTACTCATTGTTCATTCCTATGGAATGGAACATGGAGGGGTTCATTGACTTGTATGGTATGCCTGTATTTAATGCTCCTGAAGAACCAATACTAGGAGTAGATAAGATATTAATAAAGAATGGTGCTATTGACTATTGGGAAGCGGAAGTTGATTCTTTAAAAAGTGATGCTGATGCATTAAATGAATTTTACCGTCAGTTTCCAAGAACAGAATCACACGCTTTCAGGGATGAAAGTAAACAATCGATATTTAATCTAACAAAGATATATCAGCAAATTGATTACAATGATTCAACAATAAGAGAACATCATACCACTCGTGGTAGCTTTCATTGGAGAGATGGTGTGCAAGACTCAAAGGTTATATGGACACCTGATTCAAGAGGAAGATTCTCTGTTAGTTGGATTCCAAGCAAATCAATACAAAATAATGTATATAATAGAAATGGTACTGCTCATCCCGGAAATGAACACATGGGTTCATTTGGATGTGACTCCTATGACATATCTGCTGTAGTAGGTGGTAGGGGTTCAAACGGATCGTTACATGGAATGACAAAATTCCACATGGATGAAGCTCCTGTAAATGAATTTTTTTTAGAGTATATTGCAAGACCGCAAACTGCGGAGATATTTTTTGAAGAAGTACTAATGGCTTGTATTTTTTATGGCATGCCTATACTAATAGAAAACAATAAGCCAAGGCTACTATATCATTTTAAAAATAGAGGATATAGGGGATTTTGTTTGAATAGACCTGATAAGTTATATAATAAGTTGTCTAAGACAGAACGCGAACTTGGTGGTATACCAAACTCATCTGAAGATGTAAAGCAATCACACGCGTCTGCTATTGAGTCCTATATAGAGAAATTTATAGGAATGGACTTAGCAGGTAACTACAGGGATTCAGATGAAATAGGCACAATGCCTTTTACAAGAACACTAGAAGATTGGGCTAAATTTGATATAAACGATAGGACTAAGTTTGACGCTTCAATTAGCTCGGGATTAGCTATAATGGCTAATCAAAAACATATATACATACCTGAGAAAAAAGAATCAAAAATTAGCATTAACTTTGCAAGATATAGTAATGATGGAAATACAAGTCAATTAATTGAATGAAAGATACGATAATAGACATAACATCTGCTTCCTTCCCAAGTCAGTTAGCAACAGACAGCGAAAAAGCAACAGAAAAATTTGGCCTTCAAGTTGGACAAGCAATTTCGTATGAATGGTTTCGCAAGGACGGCGGGTCTTGTAGATTTTATAATCAATGGAGAGATTTCCATAGACTCAGATTGTATGCTCGTGGAGAACAGTCTATTGCAAAATACAAAAATGAATTAGCTATTGATGGTGACTTATCTTATCTAAATTTAGATTGGACACCTGTTCCTATTCTTCCAAAGTTTGTAGATATTGTGGTTAATGGTATGTCGGATAGACTATTTAAAGTTAAGGCATATTCACAAGACGCAATGTCGCAACAAAAAAGAAGCAGATTTCAAGACATGGTTGAAGGACAAATGGTAGCAAAAGCTCCACTTGAAGTTATTCAACAAAAAACAGGAGTCAATCCATTCATCATGCCCCCTGAAGATTTACCTAAATCAGATGAAGAGTTAATGCTTTATATGCAGTTAAATTACAAGCCTGCTATTGAGATTGCTGAAGAAGAAGCTATTAATACAATCTTTGATGAAAACCATTACCAAGACACTAGAAAAAGAATAGACTATGACTTGACGGTAATAGGCATTGGTATAGCAAAACATGAATTTCTTTTAGGTTCAGGTGTAAACGTTTCATATGTAGACCCTGCTAATGTTGTTTATAGTTATACTGAGTCACCAACTTTTGATGATTGTTTTTATTGGGGTGAAATTAAAACACTTCCAATTACAGAACTATTAAAGATTAAACCTTCATTAAAAAAAGAAGAGTTAGAGAAAATATCTAAAAGCAGTCAAGGTTGGTATGACTATTATAATGTATCTCAATTTTACGAGAACAGTTTATTTTACAAAGATACTTGTACGCTACTTTATTTTAATTATAAAACAACAAAGAAAGTAGTATATAAAAAGAAATTGCTTGAAGGCGGTGGTTCAAGGGTTATTGAAAAAGATGACACCTTTAATCCTCCTACTGAAATGATGGAGGAAAACAATTTTGTTAAAATTGAAAAAACCATTGATGTTTGGTATGATGGTGTAATGGTAATGGGAACAAACATTATCCTTAAGTGGGAAATGGCTCAAAATATGGTCCGCCCTAAATCATCATCTCAACATGCATTACCAAATTATGTTGCTAACGCTCCTCGTATGTATAAAGGTAACATAGAGTCTTTAGTTAGACGAATGATACCATTTACTGACTTGATACAAATAACGCATTTAAAACTACAGCAAGTAATTGCAAGAGTTGTCCCTGATGGTGTATTTATTGACGCTGACGGATTAAATGAAGTAGACTTGGGTACAGGTGCTGCATACAACCCTGAAGATGCATTAAGACTGTATTTCCAAACGGGTAGTGTTATTGGAAGAAGTTATACTCAAGAGGGTGACTTTAACAATGCAAAAGTTCCTATTACTCAATTAACTTCAAATTCAGGATTAAGCAAAACTCAAATGTTAATATCTAATTACAACCATTATATGGATATGATTAGGTCTGTAACAGGATTGAATGAGGCAAGAGATGGAAGTACGCCTGACCCTAATTCATTAGTGGGAGTTCAAAAATTAGCAGCATTAAATTCAAATACAGCAACAAGACATATACTTGAAGGTGGTCTATATATCTATAGAAGTTTAGCAGAAGCATTA